CAAAGTGGTTGAGTGCTGTGTCAACATCTTACGCTTGATGTTCCCAACCACGTCTGGATTAGAACGGCAACTGTATATCGTGATTTCATGACCAGCGTTATACAGAGCATTGATAGCATCTACACAGCCCGGTTGCGGATCGCGTTCGACCGCTGTGGCAAAGTCCACGTCAGGATCAGTGATGGTCCCGTCGAAGTCAATGTAGATGTCTACCATGACTTACTTTCCGGTTGCGGTGGAATCGACCACCTTAACGGGAGCAGCCGGATCTTTGCGACCGGCGGCGAGAAGCGCGGCAAGGTCGATGTTCAGACACTTGGCAAGCTCTTCCAAGAGAACCGTTGGGCGCTCCGAAATCTGCTTGTGAATCCCTGCGTTGAACTCGGTTGGAGTACGCAGCCACTTGCGCGGAGCGCCGCGCTCTTGCTTGATGATTTCGGTGAGGCGATGGGTCATTTCACCGTCATCGTAGATTTCAATAAGAACTTCGAAAGCCTTCTTTGGCTTCTGTGGCTTGGTTGCCTCGTCATCAGGAACATCCTTAGACTGGTCGCGTTCTTTTTTTGGGTACTTAGGCATTATGTTGTCTCCTTGAATCCATTATAGGAACAAGGATCAAACAATCAAGAGGCGACTTCTATAGGAGTTGCTTGGTCGAAGTTATGACGAAATTTATGAACGATCTTGTAGTTCTTTTTATCGCTGTACTTCACAACGTCGATCTTTTCCTTGAGAATCTCGTCAATTGCGATATCAATGGTGATCAAATTCCACTTCTTTAAAAAGTAGACAATGGTTTTTAAACGAAGCTCATCGACCTTGTTAAAGGTACTTGGCTTACCCTGAAGTGCAAACAATTCTTTGAAGTGGCAGATCCGGTACTCGGTCTGGTCGCCCTTCTTTACTTCAAAACAGTAGCACGATGGGTAAATCTTTTTCTTTTCGTGACTTACGACACCAACACGCTCTAATGTTTCGCAAATGACCGAGTATTCGGTCAGCAATTCAACTTTAATGCCCATGTCTGCGATATCTATATTCATTGTACGCCTCCGAATGATCTGTGGATTTGTTCTGCCCATTCCAAGCCCATAATCTTGACGTACTCACGGGCTTCTTTTATAGAACATTCATAGTATTGGGCAATTTCTTCCTCATACTCTTCTTTGTCTGTTTTAGGTCTTATAAAACCATCAAATGAGTTGGTTTCTGGAACCAACTCAATGAGCAGCTTGTACATTTCCTTCTTGTCAAATACATCTTGAAGATGATTGACTGTGTTGACAAGCGGACACAGACTCTCGTTCATAGAAAGGAACCGCATGGCGATGAAGTTATTGTAAGCGGCTTCCGCTTCACTTCCTTCAACGTCAAGCATGTCACCCTTTTTATAATATTTGATGTCCTTGATAACATCAAAGAGTGCAGTTGATTTTGGCTTGTCTTTCTTCTTTAAACCTTCACGTTGTTCCACGTAAACCTCACTGGTTGTGTGTTAGCCTTCTGCGGTTGGAATGTCAGGTCCGTCAACGACGGCTGCCGGTGCGGGCGCTGCTGGTCCAGCCTTGCCGCGCTTTGGTTTCGGCGCATTCTGTGCGGCGATTGCAGCCATCATCTGCTGCATCTGCTGCATCATCTGTGCGTTCTGCTGGAGAAGCGCACTATTAGTCTCTGAAAGTTGCTTGACAGCAGCAGATTCCTGGGCTGGCATCATTGGTGGAGCCTCTTCTGGAAGCGGAGCGGCAGTTCCGCGCAGCTTATTAAGAACTCGACCATCTGCACCACTGAACTGAACGCCACGAAGATCATCGGGGGTGATTTCTTCACCGCCAATAGGAGCTTCTGGAATATATGCTTGAGACGATGCCTGACCGTATTCATCCTGGCGAAGCAGCTTAGTAGGATCTGGTGGGACACTCTGCTGTCCTGGTTGGCGCTGTCCACCGAAAGGAATATAGGTCCAGAAGTTAGCTCCTGGGCGAACAGTCTTGACGATTGCCGATAGTCTGGTTGCCTTGATGGAGAACTGCAACTGTGACATCAAATCTGGTCTACGACGGAACGTAGAAAGAACGATTTGCTTCGCATTTTCTTCGTCATTTGCGAAGATGAAGTATACGTTCTGCAAACCCGGCTTGAAAGCCTTCGCTTCCACTCTACCAGTTGTATCAATTACTACGAAGAAAATCTCTGCCATGGTTGGTTCCTTTGATGTTGTATCTATTATAGCAGCTTTTTTATTTTTAACAGGTGGTTTTTTAGGCACTACCACAGGAGGCTGCATCGGGATATCTCGTAGAGTGGCTTCAAGAGTACCTGTATCAACAGGTTCAACGGGTTCCGGTTGTACTTCCGGTTCCGGTTGTTTACCTGTGAATAATACTTTGAAGAAATCAAGGATCATTACCCGCAAAGCTCCTTGCAGATATTAATGATACACGTTACGAAGTTGATTTCTGGATCAAGAACGATAGAGTGCCAACGAGCAGCATCACCTACTATGAGCATGATATTCAGTTTCTTCTCGACGCTGATATCTGCTGCCCGGTTGAACAGGATCTTATACAAGTCATTGTAGTCAGTGTTACCGACAATCTCTGCACGAATCGTCTTGACATCCATGGTACGGATGCATTCAAGCAACTTGTTCTCAACTGCTTCACCTTCCAGAATCTCGTTGTAGTTAAAGATTCCACCAACTGTCAGCTTTTGAAGCGCATTGATGGTACGACGAATGTCGGGGTAGAACTTGTTTGCCAACTTGAGCAAATCTGTCTTGAGATTTGGAGCGGTTACGTTCTCTTGCTTGAGAATCTCAGCACAGCGACGAACGGTGGCGAGCTTCTGTGTCTTTTCATCAGCCGTGAACGAGAACATCTGGCAGCGCGACTTGATAGGCTCTGAGATTTTCTTCTCGTAGTTACAGGTCAAGATGAAGCGGCTGTTGTCGATGTACTCTTCCATGGTGTTACGCATGGTGTCCATAGCTTGCCATGTCATACCATCGAACTCGTCAAGGATGACTACACGAAGTCCACCATACGAAGATAGAGAACAGAACGAGTCTACCTTACCACGAATGGTGTCTACGCCCTTTTCTTGAGAAGCGCAGATGTAGAGAATGTTACCCTCCTGTGCGATTTCCTTTGCGATCAGCTTTGCACAGGTACTCTTACCAGTGCCGGGGCGACCACAGAATAGAAGATGTTGAAGGGATTTGCTGTCGATGAATTCTTTGAATTTGGCGAGCATTATCGGATCACCGATAACATCGTCAAGTTTATGTGGTCTATATTTATGAACCCAAGGGTCATCGTGTTGGTTTGTATTTTTAATCATAAATATAATCCCACCTCGTATAGATATTATAGGAAGGAGTGTTCACGAGTCAAGACCATTATGTTTATGTATATTTTAAAGTAGTGTGATGATATAGTATTCAATATTGAATAGTTTTTCTGCTTTCTTAAGTTGAATTACTTCGCGGTAAACATTAAATGATGTATCTACAGTTAATACACTACTGAAATGCTCCTTGTTGATAGCAACCTTGAAATCAGATGTAACTGGCGTAAGTATCTTCTTCGTGAAGGAGTTACCACGAACGTCCTTGTCTGCTACTGCCAGTGTGACGAAGCCGCCGGTCAAGTTGCTTCGGAAGATAATGTGTTTATGCTCCAGCTTTCCAGCAGCACTCAGGAACTCTTTGAAGGAGTTGTCGCACTTCAACGTTACCAAAATAGGCGAGTCAACGTCACCGTCCTCGCCGCGTTTGATCTTTGTTACTTCCGCTCCATAGTAATCCAAATAATTTTCATTGGAACTGATTGAAGCAATCTCTGGTGACATTTTCAGTTCAAAACCAGATTTAAAGATTTCGATAAGTCCGACGAAATCAGGAAGCTTGGATATACCAAATTTGAAATCCTTTTCCATCTTAAATCCGTCGAGCATTGCTGCATCAAACGAAACTCTTGTCGATACCGTACCTACAGAGTTCAGAGCGTTGATATACAGCGACTTGACATCGCCTGCCTTGAATTCTAAGACAAGCTTCTCAACTCCTACTTTTGTCAGACAGCCGAGAGCGCCTATGAAAGCTTTAGCATTCTCTTCGGAAAAGGTGCCGGAAAGGGCGGGTTCGTTACTCACAGTTGGCATAATGGGGTTTCCTTCTACCCATTATAGTCACCCGCCCAATATTACAAGACCTTAACTTTTAGATGGATTTCTCTACCTTAGCAACTTCGGCTGTGACTTTTGCGGCAAGCTCTGCTTCCTTGTCAGCAAGGGCTTTACGTAAAGCATCCAACTCGCTTTCAACTTGTGGATCAATAACCTTCTTCAATCCAAGCTTAGTACGCATTTCTGTGATATGTGTTTCCATAGGAGTATCAACATACTTCATCATATGTGAACCAAAGTCTTTAACCTGATTCTTAATAGGCTCAACCGCAGTAACAACCTGCTTCAAGCTGGTATGATCCTTGAACCAGTGACGGAGAGCCACTGCACCATAGAACAAACCAACCGCTGCGCCAATTCCAAGGATATATGGGACCAATCCAAGGAGCCAGGATACCGTTGCGAGACATTGTGCCACTATTAACATGAGAGATGCGATAGCACCAAGAACTGCACCAGCTTTCCATGCAACAGGACGAAGAAGTGGGAATCCAATAGCTATACCACCAGCGATAATTGCGAGTAGACCGCAAATAGCCGACATAATCCAAAGACGTTCCTTCCATGCTTCTATCTTAGCGTTCTTGATTTCTACGTCCTTATCAGAAGCTTGACTATGATATGCGACCGCATTGGCTTCCCATTGCTTAGCATTTGAAATAGAAATTTGTTCACGAATAACAAGTGCATCCTTTTCCGCAGTAAGTTTAGCAATAAGATCGCCACGCGCAGTAGCTTCGTCAGCTTTCTTATTAGCGGCTTCAAGCTGCTTTTCAAGTGACGTTACCTTTTGCTGTTCTGGAGTCTGTGTTTGTGTAGGAGCTTCAACATTTGTAGCTACCTTCTTCTCAGCAGCAGGTTGTGATGGATTTTCACGAACAGTATTATCTGGACAACCAGACCATCCACATAACAAAACACCAGCCAATATCGTAATTAGTATATTCTTAATCATATAGTTCCTTTACCTGTATTTATAAGTTATTGATTTATCTTCGTTTGGAGTTGATTACTACAATTAACTTGATAGCTTGTATCTAAAAACTTATTAACATTGAAGTTGATTGGTGATTTAACATGTGTAACATTCTTACCACCAACTTTTAAAAACAATTCTTCAACCGTCATTGGATCGCCAAAGAATCCAATTTCATTGATGTCATTATTATCGTCAATGAACTCCATAACCTTCTCAGCTAGGGCAGAAACCTCGGTAGGAAAAATATATTGGGCAGGATCAGCCATAAGAACATCACCAGTCTTTGCTTTATCCTTGAGCTTACTAACGATGTTATGAACATCATGTTGATCAAGAGAAAACAGATTAGCTACCCTGATGATCTTCGCATCGGTGTCTTTTAGAGCTTCTTCCATCTTCTTTTTTGAAGTAGTATAAACTGATGTATCATTCTCTCTGAAAACATAATCGGTGCTTATTTGATAAAACTTAGCACCTATTCTCTTAGCATTATTTGCCAATAAAAGTGGAAGTTTTACATTACACCAATCAACTTCGCTTGTATATGATACCATCTTTTGAACGTTAGTAAGAGCAGCACAGTTAATAATTTTGATGTTATTTGGATGACAGATAAGAGGGGCTGTTTTTGTAAGTTCGGTTATTAACTTATCAACATCATTTGTACAGTTTAATCTCTCATATAACGGAATGACATGATATTTATGATATCCCATGTTCTTATAGAGATAATCTGTGACGGCTTTACCAAGTCGCCCACCCGCACCTAACACAACATATGTAAGAAGATCATCACCAATTTTATCTTCGTGGCGAATCTCGTCAATTGGAGACTTCTTGTTTTCACCCATGAACAAAGCGGTTGGAAAGTTTAATGTTTTAACACCAGTTAACTCTAGATTTCTATATGAATGAATTATTCCTACATTAACTGTAACATTTGTTATTTTATTATTATCCGTTACAAAATATTTCATTTCGTTTGTCTTTGGATTATACATCTGATATACCATTTTAGACTTCCATGTTATAAACTCGTCCCGCTGAGATGTATGTTCATGTGGACCACGCATAATAAGTGGTTTAGTTTCGCTTATGTAACACATTTTAGAGTCATTGTTTATATCAGAATCTACTCTAAATACTTCGCTAACCATTCCCCTATCATCGGCGTATTCTTTCATCTCTCTTATAATAACTTTTCCATCCCACCAATTTTGAACCTCGGTATAGTTAATTGTTTTTGTGAACATGTGGACCTTTCTTATATGAAAATTAGAGAGATATAAATTTATCTGTAATCTTCCTTCTTCATGTAGTAGAACTCAGCAGTCTTGACAAGTGCATCGGCAAGCTTGACGCCTTCGAAATACTTATCAACTTCTGGAGTTGTTTGTAATGCGTAGCACAGGTCGTGACCAAGGCGGTCAGTAACATACTCGATCTGTGGAGTTACTCCAGTACAGAAGCCGATAGCTTCTGTCAAAGTATCTGCGATGAAGTTGTTGTCAACTAAACCGTTCCTGTTTGCGATATGAAGAACATCAAACCGCGATGTTGCTGCAACCTTATCAAGAATGATTTCTGCGGTGATTTCAACAGGTGTCCACTGGCGCTTGTTCATTCCGGTTCCATAAACTTTAATGGAGTCGCCACGGAAAGCGCGAAGGCAAGACGCTGGAAGCATCTTCTCGGGGTGCTGGAAGCCGCCAAACTGGTTTGCCATACGGATGAAGCTCACTGGCAAATTGAAGGTACGACGCATAGCCAAGAGATAAGCGTCTTGAGCGACTTTAGAGGCGCTGTATGGGTTGCTTGGGTTGAAGTTGCTGTATGTACCAAACCAGTCCTTCTCGTCCACTTCAAGTGGAAGATCACCATACACTTCATCAGTTGAAATATGGTAATACTGGCGAATGGAATTCAAATCTTCAAAAGCCGATATTAGATTAGCGGGAATTGTTGCATTCTCTTTAAATATTGTTGATGGATTCTTTATTGACGAATCCACATGTGATTCGCTGGCTAAATCTAAAATATCCCAATCAAAATTAGGTGAAAATTTGATATGTGCAACCACGTCATTTACATTGATATTAAGGCGTTCAATATTAAGACCATCACACAATTCATTATAGATTTCTCTATTGTATGTAGTTGCATATCCTAGTTTATCAATGCTAACTATACGATCATATTTTGCTCGAAAATCAGGCGTCATTTTGAGTAACAAATTGATTCCGATAAAACCAGCAACTCCTGTTAAAATTAATCCGTTTTTCATTTTATTTCTCCTAGTATATTAATTATAGCATCTTTTATATTGTTGATTCCAAAATGTTTCCTTCCATCAATTGATAAATATACAATATTTTCATGAACGCATGTCTTTTCTAAATCAATATCTCTATTTTTTTGTAAAATGAATCTTTTATTTCTTTCGTCTTTGGTTTCTTTGCCAGAAAAATTTACAGGTTCGTAGTGTTGTCTACCGTTATAACAAAGAAGGGAGAGTATTTCTACTCTCCCTTCCCGTTCCTTAAGTTTTTAAAGAACCTTACTTCGCGTCGAGGTCATCCAACTGAGCGAGCAACTCTTCGTCAGACAGAGCCTTGGCTGCTGGTGTTGCCTTCGGGGCTGGTGCAGCGGCGGCAGCCTTTGGCGGCTCTGCATCAAGATCGACGGCTTCGTTCAGTGCTGGGCGAACCGTGGTCTTGCCAGTTTCGGAATCGTATTCACGATCCTGCTTGACTGGTTCCTTGCCTTCCATGAGTGCCTTGAGTTCGTCGTAGGACTTTGGTCCCTTACCGAATGCGAACTTCTGGAGGTCCACGATGGCGTTGCTGATGCGCTCCAACTCGGCGTCATCCGTTGCGATTGGCGAGGATTCGCTTGCGAAGAAGCTGGACTCGTAGTTTGGATGCTCACCCTTCTTCTTGATGACCAAGTTGAAGTTGTAGCCGTCCTGTACCATATGGAACTTCTTGCCCTGTTCCATCAAAGCTTCCTTGAGGCGGTCGTGGATCTGTGGACCCATTTCCCAAACAAGGACTTTGCCCTTCTGATTTCCCTTGTCAACTGGACGAGGGTCATCAACGACAAGGACGTTCACGAAGTAGCGGGGCTTCTTGTAGAACTTGCGAGCGGTTTCTTCTTCTGCCTTCGAAGCGGTCTTATCGTTGACCTTCTTGAAGAGTTCGCGGGACTTCTCGCACAATGGGCAAGCTGCCTTTGGGTCCACAGTTGAGGGACACATTGCAAACTTCTTGAGTCCCATCGGATTTGGGAAAATGTGGACGAAGTTCTTGACCCACGGTTCATCTTGACCATCATTGAAATAAGTGTTCGGGAGGATTCTGAGTACGTAGGTGGTCTTTGATCCGATCAGTTCGCCTTTGAACTTGATCTCGTCGTAGGTCTGCTTCGTAGCGTTCTTTGCTTCCTTAGCTTCTTGTTCAGCTAAAAGCTTGGCACGGAGTGCGTCAGCATTTACTGTGAGGTTTTTAAGTGATATAGCCATGTTCGTTTTCCTTTTTACGGGGGTGTTTACGGTTCCGAGTTTCTCGGGTAGTGTATATTGGACTACACATCCATTATACGGTAGGGGGTCGAGGATTCAACCCCCCAAGTTTCGTTTGTTAATTAGATACGCGCATTTGCGCTGATTCTTTAAGCATTTCTTTGTGTTCAATTGTCAGTTTATCGACGGCTTCTTTTTCCGTCATATTGAAGTAATTCTTCATCTCCACCACTACGTCCCAAATGTCAAACTTCTGGTCTACCACTAAGGTATGCACCATCTTATTGTATGCATTATTTATAACAGAATTTACTTCGGAGATAGGCATTTTATACCTCTTCGAAATCTGTTCAAAAGTAAGCTGTTTTGTGCGGGGTGACTTCATGGTAATCCTTGGGTGTTTAAATGTTAATGTCGCTTTGAGTCTTTTTAAAAGGAACCTGCTTACTGACGCTAGGCTCACTTCTAGAATTCCGTAAAAGCTCCCGTTGGGCATCGGTAAGCTCTTCGTTGATCGCGGGATCTTCGCCATCCGAAATCCTCATATGATCAAAGTCAACATGAACTCTTAATCCCCCTCCGTTTTTAGACCAGCGGGACTTGGCGATTTCCCACCACATCTTGTTTTGTTTGTCAAGTTCCTCATTGCGACTTACCATGATCATCAAATCGGCTGTCATAGGAATACCCATGGAGTCCGATGTATTGTTCATGCCAAGCTTCTCTTCATTGTAGCCTGCGCGGTTTACCTGCACAGCCGAGAAGATAGGAACGCCAAGCTTACTTCCAATAGCTCTCAGTTCTTCCGAAACTGTCTTGAGCTTACCGTAAGTATTGTCACTGAATGATTTGTTGTTTGGAATCATCAAACCAACGTAGTCAACACAGATGAAATCTGGCTTGAATCCGCCACGCTTTGTTTCAAGTTCACGGATGATTGACAGAATGTTCTGTGACGAGATAGACGCTGGAGGATACTCCTTGATGATCAATCTACCAATTTCCTTACCGCGTCTCTTGGAATCCTCTACCTTGTTGGTGATGATTTCCTTGAGTCTGTCGGCGTTTGCTGGAATGTCTGAAAGGGCGATGTCAGCAAGGTTGGCGTCGATACGATTTGCCAACATGTAATCGTTGATTTCAAGCGTGATATACAACCCATTGTAACCATCTTGCATCAACTGAGCAGAAATAGCGCCAAGGATAAGGGTCTTACCGACGTTGGTAGCTGCTCCAAAAATAATCAAAGACTTCGGACGCCAGCCGCCACCAATCCTATCATCAAGTGACTTATTTCCAGTCGGCATGATGAACTGCTTCTCTTTCAAGTTCTCAATACGCTTATCAAGATCAGCGATGTATTCCAATCCAATATCTTCATCAAAATTCACATGAGAGGCTTCAAGGATCTTTTGAACAGCCTCTTGGGGCTTACCCTTCTGATACAAGTCCGACGCCATTACAAGAGCATTTTCAATTGACTTGCTTATGATCCATTCCTTTGTCATTGAACAAAGCCAATCGTAATGTTCCTCGTATTCCTTCTTTTCAAATGGAATTGCGAGAGCTTCTTCGATAGCCTCAACCGCCTTCTCTTTTAAAAGCGTATCACCATTGGTCACTTTTATGAGATAAATCTCACAAATCATGTCAATGGTGGGAATCTTTTGTGTCTTTAAAAAGTATTTCTTGATAGTCAGCACAGTCGGTGCTACATCTGCCGAGAAATAATCGTGTTTGAGTTTATCGCAAAATTTTGCGACGAAATCTACATGTTTGAGCAACCCCTTGAGAATGTAGAGTTCGTTTTTGTCTCTTTCAGCCATCGTATACTCTCCTTCTAAGATTATATACGGTGGCTGAAATATTACAAGATGGTAGTCTTATCGACCCGCTTTTCTGCCTGCTTTTTTACCGCGCTTTTTAGGAGCTTCAACTTCTTCTCCTGCTACAGTTTCAACTGTTTCTTCCGCAGTTTCCGCTGCTTTTAACGGGTCATCGATGCCATCAAGGAGTCCATCGGCTGCTGAGATATAGCGATTGGATTCGGCAATCTTCTCGCAGAGTGGCTCAAAGATTGGAAGCCAATTCTCTTCCTTGTAGAGTTCTCCGGTACGAACCTTGCTGCCAAGGTGCTTGATGTTATACCAGCCCGGCGATGCTTCTTCAATGAATCCGTGTTCAAGTGCATCTTCTAAAAGACCATACCACTTGTTCATACCCTTATTGAAGGAGATATGGAATTCAGCTTCCTTGCCTTCGGGAATGATACGGTTCTTCTTGGTACGACCGCGAATAAACACACCAACAGAACGCTTGACAGTCTTTCCTGTTGCAAGGTTCTCCTGCTCTTCCTTGTCTGAACGCTTGTGCATGTACACGATGACCGAAGCGGTGTAGAGAAAGCCCGATCCACCCGAGAACACTTGTTCTGGTGGAAGTGCTGGGTTCTGACCCGGCTTGAGGTAGATGTGGTTGATAACAACCATGGTGCCGTTGCAGCGACCAAGTTCAGTGGTGAGGATACCAGCAAGAGCCTTGAGTTCCTTTGCCTTCATACCCTGGTCGTGACCAACCTTGTCGTTTTCAATGTCACCGTAAAGCTGTTTGTCTGAAACGAGGTTGCCCAACGAGTCGAGAATGACAAGGAGCTTGGCTTCGGGGAACTGCTTATGCGTCTCACGAAGCACCTTGACGAGTTGATTCTTCACATCAGAAATAGTGAAGCAACTTTCGGGCTTGACGATGTTTTCTGGATCCGCACCAACCTTGGTCAACATATCACCGATTGGTGAGTTTTCGGTTTCGATGTATATAACAACGAAGCCAGCCTTCTGTGCTTCGCGTGTGATGTTGGCTCCAAGGTATGACTTACCTGTGGATTCTTCACCAGCAAATGCGGTGATCAAACCAACTGGAATACCCTTACGAGGATCACCAGAAATTATCTTGTTAAGAGCGTAACTTCCTGTACTGATCCACTCCTTGACGGATGCGGTCTTAGAGTCAGAAAGTACGACTAATTCAGCGAATTGCTTCTTGTCTGCTTGCTTAAGTGCCTTGATTACGTCGGCTGCGGTCGGGGCTTTATTTGCCATGTTTTCTCCTTAAACCATTATACAATAAATAGAATGTATTTTTTTATTTCGTATAAATAAACAAGAGGTCACTATGCAAGATCACGATAAGTTGGCAATTATTAATGAACTTCTCAGCGGAGTTCTATTTGATGACTATACGCTCGACAACACAAAGAAACACTTTGAATTGGCTCCAAAGGATGTTATAAAGGTTGACCTAAGATCATATATTCCCAAAATAGTAGCTGACATAAAAGCTTTGAACAATGCTACGTGGGGTCAGGTTGAAGTTGATGAAGTAACTGGTGAAGTGACCGTTAATGGGAAGCCACAGCAAACACAGAGCGAGCCTGATATGCCATCGTCGGGTGGCGCAGCAAGTGGTCCCGGTGCTGGAGCCAAAAAGAAACTAACACCAGATGCTCATACCGCTATCGTAGAGTTCCTTAAGATGCTTCAACAGAATGGCTCCCTTGAAAAGCTTTCTGGTCTTGATCCAGAAGTTAAAAAGCAAATGGCAGATGAAATCCTTAAGCTCATTCAGAGACAGGACAAGAAACCGGAAGCGGCTGGTGAAGTTCCTCTTCCACCGATGCCAGCAGAAAAGCCAGCAAACCCAGTGGCTAAGCAATCGAACTACAATGATCCTAAGCCAAATGAAATGAATGAAAATATTTGGTTATTTAAAGAAGCGTACATCATTCTTACCGAAATGCCAAATGCTTCTAATGTTAGCGGAGCAAATGGTGAACCAGATAGAGGAAAGGTAAAGAAGGCTATAGCTGGTATGGATAGTACCGGTAAGAAAACAGCACCAGCCGCTCCAGCAGCTTCACCCGCTGCTACCCCAGCAGCTTCACCCGCTGCTGCTCCAGCAACTCCACCAGCGGCTCCTGCTGCTACACCAGCCGCTCAACCAGCGGCTCCACAAGATCCATCAAAGGCTAAAGTAAAAGATATTTTAGCCAAGCCAGATGGTTTCAAAATCGATGATCCAGAGAAACTTAAAAAAGTAACTGCATATAAGAACGAATTGGACAAAGAGTACAAGGAACTATCGTCAATTCCAGGCGCTTCCCGAGTTGAGTTACTTGCCGTTGTTAAAAACTTCGACAAAGCTACTGGTAAAGCTACTGTAAATATGCTCAACAAGGGTGAGACATTACCAGACGGTAAGGCTAACTACAAGTTAGATGATAAGACCTTTAATGTTCCTATCAATGCAGTCAAAGAAAGAATGCCAGTTCAGCAAGCGCAGAAAACTGGACTACTTTCC